AATGCATAGCAAGCGCCAATACGTATTGCACTTTTAAGAAACATCATGTAAAATTGTGGATCTTTGGATTTTTGGATTTTTTCTACTTGTTGTATTTTTGGTCTTGTTAGTCCCATTTTCTTCTCCTCTGCAGGTAATGTAAAACTTATTTTTTCTGTGTAAAAAGGCACTTTACCATCCTGCTTGTTTTAGTATTTCTTCACAGTATGCCTGATCTGCTGGATAGTCACGAAACTTCTTTTGCCAAAAGTCTGGATCAATCCAAGGCCATACAATTTTTGTTTGATCAGGATTCATATCTGCTAGGTATGCTTGTCCTGATTCACAGTTAAACACCAACCAAGGTGATATGCGTCCAGTACTTATTGCAAATGCAACTGCATTATCATTTCCATAACGCAAAAAGTCCTGTGCTGGATGTCCGGTACGTTCGCTCCATTTTATTGTGTATTCAATTCCACGTTGTAGTGCATCTGTTAGAGCTTCTCGTCTAATATATTCATGAAGGTATTCATCATATACTGCTTCTTTGCACCAATGATCTAGTTTTTTATTTTGTTTGATCACCCATTCAACAAATTTGGGTACATTTATTGCGTTGATTGCAACACAATGTCTACCAAATTTTACAAATGCTTTGTAGTATGGAGATGTAGCAAAATCTGCATAAGTTTTAAGTTTTGCACTGCCTTGTGTCATAGTATAAAACTTTAAATAACTTTGCAAACCAATTTGTACACCAACTTCTTTTTCTTCTTGGAATCTACGTTTTTGTTCGCAGAGATGCACTGCAAGTGTGCTTTCTTTTCTAAACTCACGTTCACAGTATTTGCATTTATACGTTTCTATTTCTAAATTGTTCAATACTATTTTCCATACCTATAAAACAGTCAATGAATATCTGTGAAACATTTGACCATTGTATTCTATTGTGTAAGGCTATTTCTACTAGTTTATCTTTGTTTTTATTCCAATCAAAGTTTTCTAACTGTAAACACAGCTCGGCTGCTTTGGCTAATCTTGTTTTATCATTCTCTTCTTCATCATAGCTTTCATCCCATACAGTATCGTATGTTTTGAATCCAAGATCTCGTACACGTTTTAAGAAATTTTGGGTTGCTATACAAACAAACGGTATGCCTGCTAGAATAGGTTTCCAAATTTTTTCTGTTGGAAAAAAGTGACTGCCTTCTTGGTTTGATTCTGTAATTAAATTATAGTATGAAATATTGTAAATGTCAATAGGCATGTGTTGCCAACTCATGACTTGAAGCTCTTTTCCTCTTGTGCCGTCAAAAAGCGAATTTGCTTCTCTATGATAATGGTCAGTATCTTTGTAAGAAATTTTTTTTACAATGTCAAGGTCGTTGATATCTACACCAAATTGTTGTCCAGCATACTTTACAGAATAGTGACTATGATCGATCTGTGGCAATAAATTTTCAATAACATAATCTCTATGTGGTTTAATGCCGGCACTCATTGAACAAAAATTAACCGGTTTTGGGTAAACAAAATCATATGTGATATTTGAAAAGAACAATTCGTGTTTGAAACTGGTGAATGTTCTCACAGTGTCAAACAATACCCATGGAAAATACAACAGTGTGTAGTCAACAGGCAACTGATACTTTGGATCTTCTGTGTCCCAGTCTGCTCCACTTATAAGAAAATAATGTTTGTCTTTGGGCCATCCTCGAGATTGATTTGGTAAAACATGCCATCCTTCTTTGAGTGCATCTATAAACACTATGCTATCTTTAACGTTGTGAATCAATTGGTCTTTGTAGTATTCATAACAAACATAACCGTCTGGTTGATCGCCACCATCAAAGTAGGTTGGTAGTTTACTAAAACGTCTAAAGTTCTTAAAGCGAGCATAGTACCCGTAGAAATCTAACACATCTTCTACATGATGAGAAGTAGCAATCTTAATCGGAAGGTGCATTAGTTGTTTCCACTTAGTTTCAGATGCTCCTTGAGTTCTTTGGTTGTAACTAATTTGCTGAGCAGTTCTATCTCGTCGGACTTCATTGCTGGAAACAGTTCCATCAATATTTTCTTGCCTTCATTGTTGCCTTTTTCTTTTTTCTTTGGTGGTATCCACTGATGTCTGTGCGATCCCATTCCCGGTGAAATACTTGTAGCACACAACCATTGTAGTTTAGGATGTCGATTGATGTCAAAGAAGTGTTTGTTCAGTCGCTGATTACAGGCTATCAAATAGTATTCTTGTAGTTCGCTAGGACCTTGTACACTTGATCCCCAACGTATCATGAGAAAGTTTGAAAACTTTTTACGTTCTTCTTCTGTTAAACTGTCATAGAAGTTGCGATCCTTGCGATCAAGGCAACGCATCTCATTTGCTATGTTAAGTTTTTCGCTCACTATATTTTATCCATATTCTATGTAGTATATAAAACCATACACCATTTATGCAAGGTTCAACCAGTGCTACTGCTCCGGCCTCCCATATGCTTGCACCGGTCATCCAATACACAACATTCATTGCTATTATAACATGACCGCAAGTATAAATCAATGCCAAAATTGCACTGTCATTCATCTTGTTTTTTATTACATTAAATATGCCATTTGTAAATTCCATATTACCACGCCTTATTATAATCCACGATTTCACAGTTACGACTGATGTCTTTGACAAAATATGCACATCGTGGATCGTCTTTGTTGTCAACTGGAACCGCTAACATCTGTCCATTCTTGAGTTTAGGTACATACCAAGTCACATCTTGATAAACATCGATTATTTCAATATCCATATAACTGGGTCGAAAACTGGTTAATGGATTGAATTGAAATACTTTGAATCCTCTGTCATTGATACTTGTCAATGGTAGCATTTCAAGATCGCCCACTTCTGGTTCACCAATTAGTACTTGCCAATCAATTGGCATTTTCATTGTTCGATCTCCAATACGTAACACCAGTGCTGGTGAATTGAACGTTTCTAAGAATATAAGTGGTATGTACAAGTGATCTGGATTCTGCGGATCACTGTTGTCAAAAATTGCAAAACGTAAATCATCAATTTCTTCTGGCAGTGTATCTACTTCAAACACAGTATTGTCTAGTGTTAGTATTCTCATTTTTTCTCCTTATGCATTCCAATCCAGTTTTTCTACACTATACGGATAGTTTGCTTCTCTATAAAATGCTTTACGTTTGGTTAGGTGTCTTTTTGCAAATCTGCAAGTTGATGTTATGTCCCAGATTTGGACGTGGTCTTTGTCTTCCGCTTTCCGAATACCCCTGCCAATGCTTTGTATAACCCGTACAAAACTTTTACCAGGCTCCAAAAGGACAAGATTGAAAATACGTGGAAGATTGATACCAACGGCCGCGACACCATACGTAGCAATAATAATTTTACCTGTCGCAGTAGCCACTTCATCGTATTCTTCCTGTCTGTCTTTTGCTTTGGTTGCACCACTTACAAATACTGCATCGTCTCCCATACGGTTTAGTAGTTCTGTGCCAGCACTTATTCTATCAACCAATACCAATGTATTACCAGTTTTATTTACTTCGATAACCAAGCCTGCAATGGTATCAAGTCTGCCTTTTTCTTCAAAAAGGTACTTTAATTCGCTTTGATAGTTTGTAAATTCTGCATGATCAATCAACTGTACTACATTTACATGACAGTTAGCAAGTACACCTTTTTCCTGGAGTTCGCTCGCGGCCAGTTGATTTATTACAGGACCCAAACTACAATGCAGTGCTTGAAACTCAAATGGTTCTTTTGGCACTGTTCCTGTTAGTCCCCAACGCAATGGTACACGTGCCATTACGCCAGTAAGTAGTGTTTTAAGTGCATCTGCTTTGGCCATGTGTACTTCGTCAACTATCACACAAACAACATCTTCTAAGAATTCATGTATGGTGATATCAACTGTTTGATTCTTGGTATTCTTAAGTAACACATTTAAACTTTGCCATGTGCATATAGTATGTTTGTGTCCAAACTCTTTTCTATCACCATAAAATACGCCAACATCAAGTTGCATGTTTGCATAGTCTTTCTCAGTCTGTGTAACCAAACTTTTGTTAGGAACTATAACAATACTACGACCATAGTTTTCTACACGTTCGCTTAGACTGGCAGTCATAATTGTTTTACCAGCACCTGTTGCTACTTCTTGTATGCACTGTGGATTTTGCAAGAAACTGTTTATGATCTCTACTTGATAGTCTCTTAGCACAATAGGAGTGTCGGATGCAGGATGATTCTTCGGCCACATAATGTCACTGTAAGTATCTTCTGCAACCGAATCAAACTTGAATACTGTTTGGTATTC